TACGCATACTGGTTAGATCAATCTGGCAACAACAATGATTGGACAAGCGAGGGTGGCCTGACTGAATCTGATGTGATGGTTGACAGCCCGACCAATAACTTTGCAATTTGGAATCCTTTAAACTTACCAGCCGCAGCAGTTTTATCAGAAGGTAACACTAAATTAACGCAAACCTCAAACGACAGAGGTGGTGCTGGTAATATGGCTATTTCGTCTGGTAAGTTTTATTTTGAGATTTATTATACGGCTGGGAGTAACCCTGAAATTGGTCTAGCACCAATCTCGCAGAGCTACGCTAATTCAGGAGCAACAAACTCTACAGATAAATTCTTGTTTATTTCAAATAATGGTGGAGTTAGAACGCCAGCTTGGACAGCTACTAGCGCAACTGGATTGTCTAGTCAAACAGGTATAAGCGTCATCGGTTTTGCTATAGATGCTGATGCTGGCAAAGCATGGTTTACAAATGCTAGTGGTACTTATTTTAACAGTGGTAATCCTGCAACTGGTTCAAACCCACAAGCAACTTTTGATTCGGATTGGCTCACTCAAACAGGCGGTGGTATCGTTCCGTTTGCTGGTATTTACACTGGCACAGGATCAGATATAAGAATTAACTTTGGCTCTGACTCAAGTTTTGCAGGAGCGAAAACCCCACAAGGCAAACAAGACTCAGGTGGAATTGGTGACTTTTTTTACCAGCCCCCGTCTGGCTTCTTAGCGTTATGTACAAGCAACCTTCCATCGGTTGATGTGATACCTAGTGAGCATTTTAATACTGTGCTTTATACGGGCACACGGCAAAATAAAGTAATTTCTGGAGTAGGCTTTCAGCCCGATTTTATTTGGCTTAAAACCAGATCAACAACCAGTAATCATGTAAGTGTTGATAGCGTCCGTGGAGGTGGTAAAGCAATCCAGCCTAATACTGTTTCTACTGAAAATCAATATGGCGCACAAGATGATAAAGTTACAGCATTTAGTTCTGACGGATTTAGCCTTGGGGTCGATGCTGCTGGTTATGGATTCAACGATAATAATGCTACCTATGCAGCATGGAACTGGAAAGCTGGCGGTTCAGCCTCATCTAACACCAACGGCACAATCACTTCTAGTGTGTCTGCTAACCCTAGTGCTGGCTTTAGTATTGTTAGTTATACGGGTACGGGTGCTAACGCCACAGTGGGACATGGTCTGGCATCTGCGCCTGAGATGCTAATTGTTAAGAATCGTAATGTCACAGACGTTTGGTTAGTTTATCACGATGGACTAGCCAGCGATCCTCAAACAGACTTTATAATTTTAGATCGTTCAGATGCAAAGGGAGATACAAACACAGCGTGGAATGATACGGCCCCAACATCAACTGTATTTAATTTAGGAAGTTTGGCTGATGTAAACAGAAGCAGCAGTAACCTAATAGCCTACTGCTTCCACAGCGTTGACGGCTACTCGAAGGTCGGTTCATTTGTTGGAACTGGAGGCTCTGGCGTGGTTGATGGTGCGTTTATAAATTTAGGATTTAGGCCAGCTATGGTTTTAGTCAAAAGCATTGCAGCGGCAGACTGGAATATATTTGATAATCGAAGATCAGGGTATAACAGTTCAAGTTACATTTTATTGCCAAACAGTAGTGCGGCAGAGGATGCGTCAAACCCTGTATTCCTAGACCTTTTATCTAATGGCTTCAAGTGGCGATTCGCCAATGCAGATTTTAACGCCTCTGGTGTTACATACATATTTTATGCAATAGCAGAAATGCCATTTAAACATTCAAACGCCCGATAACATGGCAATCACAATTTAGGAGAATACACTATGTGGTTCGTTGGAAATACAGAAGCAGGATTTGTAGTAAACAAGGCCAGAGGTTTAACGATTGGAGATACCCAGTATCCCCGCAATATCTTTGTACTCTGGTCAAAAGAAGAACTAGCTGCCATTGGCATTAAGCCTTACAGCGAGACTAGACTTGACCAAAGGTATTACAACCAAGGCGCATTAACTCGCACTGAAGTTGATGGTGAAATATTAGGCACTTATGCAGCCATTGATAAAGATGTGGCAACACTCAAGACTAATATGCTAGCCACAGTTAAATCAGTAGCTGGCTCATTGCAGGGCAGTGTAGATTGGTACTGGAGCAGAGCAGCTAAAGGTGGCACAGCAGTACCATCAGCTATAGCTACTCACGCCACCGCAATCTATACAGAAATGGATACTAAAGAAAGTGCCATTGCTGCTTTGTCTGACTTGGCGGCTGTCATTGTTTATCAGAATACGCCTATGGTTGAGACTCGCAAAGTTAAACACACAGCAGACGATGGTACAGAAACCTATGGCCCTCAAACCTATACAGTTAATCGTAGTATCGATAATACAACACATGGTTGGCCAAGCCTGGAAGTGGACCCTGCATTTGTAAGTTTAGTTGATGCTTAGTGTGGGCAACGTCACTTGAACTTTACCCTGTTCATGTTTCGCCTGCTCAAGCACCCGCAAGCGGAATATATACAGTAAAGGCACTTGGCGTTGAGTATCAGTTACAGGATTACATGGTCGTGCAACCGTCAAGAAAACCTTATGAAATAACTCTGGAACTTTATTCACGGAGGTTATGGGTATGCTAGCAGAACTAGCCATTGCTAATGCAGCTTTTCAAGTGATAAAGCAAACACTCAGTAATGGTGGGGAATTGCTATCGGCTGGTAAAGCCGTAGGTGAGTATTTTGGTGCTGAAAAGGCCATAGCCAAGCAAGTTGAGGCTGGTACGGGTAATGTACTTGAAGCATTCCAGGCTAAAGAGCAGTTAAGGATTCAGGAAGAAGAACTGAAATATATGCTTAATAAACAAAGACTGCAGGGGTACAGTGATTTTTTAGCGTTTAAACAACAATACACGAGGGATCTACGCGAAGCTGAAAAAGAAAAAGCGCGTCAAAAATATAAGCGTCAGCAAGCGATTGAAGAAAATGTTACAGTTGCCCTTAAAGCAATGGGCATTGTACTCGTAATTATGGCAGCAGCATTTGGTGTTGCACTCTACTTGAGATAGATAAAATGGAAGCTGACATAAGGTTTGATAGACTTGAGGCCAAGTTAGATAAACTGGCCGAGGCGATGGTGAAGCTGGTGGAAATAGATACAAAGATTGATGGCCTGTTGTTTCATAACGAGACACAAGACAGACGACTTAATAAGCATAGTGACAACATAGATCAACACGCCATAAAACTGGCATTAGTTGGTAAAGCTAGCGGTGCTAATGAATGGTTTATAAGATTATTAATAGCTGCCTTAGTTGGCGGTGCGGTTATAATGTTTAGGAGTTAGGCATGTTTAAACTAGGCAAAAATAGTATAAATAATTTGGTAGGCGTGGATGGAAGACTCATTGATATTGCAGACCTCGCTATTACGATTAGCCCTATTGATTTTGGTATTCCCTCTACTGGTGGGCTTCGCACTACCGACCAGCAAGCCAAATTGTTCGCTGATGGCGTGTCAAAAACAGACGGGGTTAATAATAAGTCATATCACCAAAGTGGGAAGGCCGTTGATCTGTATGCGTATGTTGACGGGAAGGCTAGTTGGGACAAACTTCATCTTAGTGTTTGTGCCGCAGCCATGTTACAAGCCTCGGCCCAACTAGGCTATGAGCTTAAGTGGGGTGGTTTATGGAAATCATGGCAAGATTATCCACATTTTGAAATCAAGGATTAATTATGAGCTTTTTAAGTTTCTTAAATCCAATAGCCAGTTTAGGTAGCACATACCTTGAAGGTAAGAACCAAGTAGCCAAAGCTAAGTCAGCGGCAGCTATTATAGCTATTGAAGCCGATGCAGACGTTAAGGTAGCAGGAGCTAAAGCAGCACACAAACTAGCAGATAATGGACAAACCCAGGACTACAATCTAGACTACATAGCCATGCAGCAAATGGATAAAAGTTATGTAGATGATATCATGATAGCTTTGTTGTTGGTCCCGGTGGGAGCGTCATTTTTAGGGTATCAAGCTGAGGTTACAGCAGCATTTGAATCTTTTGCTGCTATGCCCGAATGGTATCAATACTTGATAATTGGCGTATATGTGGTTAAATTCGGGTTGAGGGGTTTGCTCACCAAATTGGTGTCTGGCAAGCTGGGTGGAATTAAGTTAAAATAGTTTAATCTGATTCGGAACTGTCTGTGGGCCATGGGTATGCTTGGCTGAGGGTCTGAGGTTGGACCCCATATTTTTCGGCCAGCATTAAGGCGTTTACAGCTACATGATATAAATGGTCCAGGCCCGATTCCGGGTCTGCCCTCTCCCCGTTTTCACTTGCCATTAAATGGCGATTCATTGAATCTATAATTGAAAGCCTGGCGTATCTGGTGTTACTATCACCCTTCCACTCCCCCCTAGTGTATTTGCCCTCTCCCATCATCAAAGTGCGGCAGATTCCTTCCATTCCGTTTGGAAATTCGTACATATAGTTTAAGGCTGGTTTGTCTTCAAGCCAATGGCGAGGTCTTGGGGTGTCGGCAACGACGGCCAAATTTTCACTGCTGTTGTTTCCCATTGTGTTTTTTCCTCTTTATTCATATATATTACATGTTGGTAATGTTTACCTGCTATGAGGTAAACCTTTTCTATACTATAAACCAGAATCCAGGGATTCCCTCCGGCTTTAATCCTCTGCTTGAACCACAGTATTTGTGATTGTCTTAAGCCCCTACTGCTGCAGACTTTAAGTTCAATGTGACCCGATATACCATCTATGCAAAAATCTACGTCTGGTATGCCTGGGCTCGTGGCGTGGGATTCGACAGACGAAGCATGGCCGCCTACCTTTCTAATAGCGGTTACTGCCCATTTTCGAAATTGAGACTCATTCAAAATACAAAGTCTGCCTGTTTAATTTCTTCTACTACGTCCCGTATTTGGCCCAATTCATCGATGCTAAAAGTGGCTTCGACATAAGCTTCCATCTTTTCACCTATATCAGCTTCAACGGTAAGAGCATGCATACCAACTGCATTTTCTTCCATAAATGACATTGCTTCAATATAATCCGAGACTTTAACTATCCTTGTAACCCACTCCAGACCCGAACATTGATATGGAACATTTATGCCGTTATTGTTCAGGTCCACTCCTTGTGCCTTGGCCCTGATTTTAGTGGGGGTAGGAATGTCCCCGGTGATTACTTCGTCTAAATCGTGGACCAAGCCAGCCAACATTACGGTCTTAACATCATCTTCATCATAACCCATTTCAATGGCGATTCTTCTTGCTATCATGGCCACGTTGAACGAGTGTTCAGCTATGCTCTGGTTCTTGATAGTATGGACTATATGAAACCGCTTGACGTGTTGGGCCCTAAGCATATCGTTAATTCTCACAGGTTATATCTCCCTCTGCAGCACCCCACCCGGTGTAGGTAACTTGTGACCCGGAAGGTCCAAAGGTGTCTAGGTCCGAGTTTGTCTGGACTACTATTTCCTCAGCTAAATCGGGGTCGTAATTACAGAAATTCAGGAATATATCAGTGGGCTGGCAGGCCATGATAGCTTCTCGCATTTGGACCCGGCTGAATGTAAACACCCTTCTCTCTCTTCCGGTTACAGTGGTAGTCTCCGGCACTTCGCCTAGCTCCAGCCACGATGTCTCCTCTTGGTCCTCATAGTGTCCGCCACTAAAACCATCCGGTGTGTTCCCAACTCTTATGGGGTGGACCCTAGCTGTCCCAATCACTTTATCGGCCCAGCTGAAAGGAATAGCACAATCTGACAAAAACCGGGTGGGGGTGCAATCACGGCTGGTGCAGTATGGCCAGAATCCAGAATTGACACCTAGACTATATCCTTGAGCACCCTCTAGGAGTATCCTATGGGCCTTATACATGATGTTAATCCATTCAGCGTGGGTAACTACATACTTAGCAAATCCGGTTTTAGCTAGAGCGGATATGGCCAGTGGGCTGTCCTCTTTTTGGCGCATTATCTTTTGGACCATCGCAGCTGCGCTTCCTTGCATTGTAGAAGCAATCCCACTAAGCATAGCTCGCTCGGTCTCTGCGTGTTTTTCAGATAGTACGACAGATGCTTCGTGTATTATCAGACGTTTGCCCTTCATTATGTCTTTAGATTCGGTTAGCTCTTTGGTAAGGCGGTCCAAGCTGAATACTGAGCCTGGACCCAGGCCTATAGTCTTAACAGAGTCAGCCACAAAACCGTTTGGCAGGACTTTATGAATCCAAGTGCGCCCGGTGTCGTCTATGAATGTATGGCCAGCGTTTGGCATATTGGCGTTTATCACCACATCATAGCCTCCCCTTTTGGCCAAATATCCGGCTATTAAGCCTTTCCCGGTGGAGCCAAATTGAAGGTCCACTATTACATCTACTTTTTTATCCATCATCATCATTATCTTCCCTTAGGTTCATGTTATGCAATTGCTTCATTGACTCTATCAGATTTTCTAATAGAGGCACTTCCACCGCAGGAACTCTTCCTCCACCCGGTAGTCTTTTCTTTGTGGGCCTGAAACCCATTTTCTTCAGTTCTTTGAAAAAAATCATCATGTGGTCAGAATGTCTATTTCGCTTTGAACACCATTCACTGTAATCTTCATATAAATCCTTCTTTTGGACTTTAGTTGGCCATCCTTCTGTGTCGTCAAGACAGGGGGCTTTCATTGACTCGTTTATGCAAAGCATGGAAATCCAATTTGCTGTTGTCTCTGAAGACATCGACATATCTCTCTGGTCTTGCAATGCTTCCGTATGTGGGGCTATTCTTAAATCGCTGGTTATTTTCCTATTTAGGAAGAAATTAAGAACTTTCCCGTGTCCACCTTGGTCAAAGAAGGTTTTTATATTCTTAAAATAAGGTATGTTGCCCTTTTTATTGGGACTAACATCGGTTACATACCAACGCCTGGAATCTGTTCCAGCGGGGATAACCCACTTAGAATTAGATGCTATAAACATATGTATCATATTTCGGAAGCTCTGGGCATCTACGCCTTTGCGCTCACAAACAAGAAACCTCTCGGTCACTAAGCCTTTGAGTTTGCCTGATGTCTTTTTATTACCACCCCAAGTGATCTCGTCTGCAAATACCAAGACGGCATCCATCATAAATGCATTGAAATTGCTGGTTAGGTGGGCGTCATCAATGAGGTGGATATAGTGGCTCCCAAGTAGCTCACCTATTGTGTTGGCAAGTGTACCCTTTCCTGTTCCTTCCCCTCCCCTCATTACAATTGCAGTGCCTTTGGGGTCCTGTGGGTTTTGGAACATATCGGCTATCCAGTCTAATACCCACTTACTTTCATCTTCATTCCCATTACATATTATGTCCTTGATGTGGTCAATGAAAACATCGCAATCCCCCGGTTCAGGCTTTGCTGAGAATCCTTCCCAAGTGTTATAATATCCACCGGGTGCTCCCTCTGGAAACAGGCCGATTCCGTTTGGGTAAGTTCGCCTGGCTTCACTCGCCAGCCATATCTTAGCCACTGATATCTTTTTCCCGGTCTCCTCGTCTATTACCACCCTATCGTTCTCTAGGTATGCCTCAAACGAAGACTTGTCCATTAAGTCATAACGGGCCATATGAGCTTCGGCCGCATGAGTCTTCTTCCTTTCCCGGATGATTTTAGCTTTGCCACCAACTACAGTAAAACCATATTCAGCGTTGACTCGCTCAATTTCCCCGTGAATTCTACCCATGTGGACGTCATCGGGTTCGGGCTTCCACCCACTCTCATTTGACATGTAAAACAGGGAGCCCATTCTGACAGTACCAAAATCGCTGAAACCATCCCAGCGTATGCGACATTCGTTTTTTTCATATCTGTAGCCCTGTGATGACCAGTCATCCCACAACTCAAAACCGTCCTCGTCCGGATATTGAGATTTGATGGCCATACCAACCCGTATCCACTCATCATAACTAGCATCATCGATAGCAATAGATTCCATCATCCGGGTGATCTGGTCGAGGGGAACTTTCTTTTCGAAATCATCAACGTTGACATTCTCATTGCCCCGGCCGTTCCCGGTGATTTCGCCCCTTGGTTTTGACCAAGAGATTCCCATCTTTTCCACCACCCAATGGGGAATACTGGGTAGTGGTCCTGATGTCACCCATTTGTAGCCAATTCCGTTTATCATTGAAGGCCAGGCTACAATATGTCCCTTGCAAGCTGTCTTGCTGCCACCTCTAGTGTCGATGGCAGGGCCGATTTTGTTAGTACTATTAGTAGCGTTTTCCTGCCACCTAAATAGATAATGAAACCCCCCATTTGGGGTGGCTTGGCAGGGGCCTATTGGAAGCTCGCTGTGCTTGGCTTCAAGGTCCTTCAAGGTTTGAACTCCGTCCTCTTCACCGTGGCGGTCCACATCTACTACAAACACACCATTCTCACGCCCGGTGGCGATTCCAATGTTATATCCAGCAAATTTGCCCTTTGTGGGGTGGAACCACTTCTCAATCACCCGGTGACTATTGGAGGCAGTAGAGTAGTTTACCCCTTTATTGGCTTCTGGCAGCTTCTTTTCATTTTTGGTTAAGGGGACTACATAAAAACCTGCTTTGATGTATTCCAAAGCTGCCATGTAGAGTTTCTGTTCATAGGACTCCAAATTGGAAATATCTTCTAGACTTCTCAGGTCCAGGACTGTGTGTTCAGTTGCTTCCACTATTTCTCTCCCTGTAAGGCTTCCCACCAATTTTTACCTGCCCCATTCAAGTCCAATACTAGTGGAACTCTGAGACGTGGGCGTTCTATTGCTTCTTTGACTCTAGCCCAAACTGGCTGCCAATCTTCCGGCATACACATTGAGTAAGAATCATGAGTGTTTAAAATAAGATGGCCGTCATCACCCATAGCTTCCTCGGCCAATTTCCAGTTTTCTTTGTTTAGGTCAGCTGCCGTTGATTGTATTAAAAGACCAGAGGCTTTGTATGATTTCCAACCATGAGGGAATCTAAGCTTGCGGCCTTTATAATTCATAACGTAGCCCCAATTTTCAGCTCGCCTTTGCATTTTTTGGGCCAGCTCTTTCACACCGGGCACTCGACTATGGTATCGCTGGATAACTTCTAGTGCTTCCGCCCCGGCTTTTTTATAGGTTATGGTCTTTCCGTCTGAAGACCTAAAAGATTGCCACTCCCAGTCCATCCCCATTTCGTCTGCTATCGCCCCGTTCCCTGAATTAAAAATCATCGATAAGTTCAATTGCTTAGCATTGGCCTGGCCATTATAGGTAGCGTTCCGGGGCAGGTTGGCCAGATCACCCACAAACTGATGCAAGTCTGTGCCCGGTTCACGTTCATATTCATCGTTGATGACTGGGTTGTTTATTAAATGGGCAAATACCCGTACCTCAAACGAACTCATATCCCCATCAACCCATACCATTCCTTCGTCTGGTAAGAAACAAGGCTTAACAATAGCTGCTACTGTTTTGTTGCGGGATGGTATTTGCTGCATTGCCGGATTTTGAATCGACAGCCGCCCTGTGCCAGTGCCCCCGGTTTCGCCTTTACTTTGGTTTATGGTGGGATAGACCCTATCGCCAACACTATGGCCCAACACGTGTCCTCTGATGAAGGTGTCTCTAGTTTTGATTAAGGACCTAATTGAAAGAATCCTCGCTGCTGCTGGGTGTGTCATTTGGCGTAGGGCATCAGAACCAATAGATGGATTGCCACTATTGGTCTCCAACAAAAATGTACCATCGTTTGCTGCCCATTGCTTGGTTCCACGAAGTGTCGTCATCTTGGGTTCAAATAGCTTTCGGATTTGGACAGATGAATTGGCATTGATCTCATGTCCTGCAATTTTATTTAGAGCTTTCTGGTCTTCCAGTATAAGAGGTGTGAGTTTATCAGCCGCTTCTTCTGCGTACCCGGAATCAATCCTAATGCCCCTTTCCATAGTCTTGATAAAGGTGGGTATTAGAGACCGTTCAAATTCATGAATTTCACCTAGATTTTGGGTTTTGATCTCTTTCTCTTGCCACTGCCAAAGGCGCATTGTTAGGTTTGTGTCTTTCTTTGCATATGGGGCGACAACACTTACAGGAGCCCGGCTGATGTTTGGCATTTGGACCTTTCGAGTGGCCCGGCCCCCAAATAAAAAAGCCAACTCCTCGTAAATTTCTATTTCCTTCCTTTCATTGAGATACTTTATCGCAAGATCATCCAAGCGGTAAGATACCAAATGCTCGTCAATGAGAGCAGCCCTAATGACAGTGTCATCGAGCCTGGAGATAGGTAGCATAAGTCCGGCAGAACGTGACATCCTGTAATCAAAGCCGATGTTATGGCCCACGATGATGCCACGATAATTGCCGAGTTTTTCATTTAGATATTCTATGATTTGGGGTTGGACTCGCAGGTCCCAATAGAAATCCTGCAGGTTAGGGAGGGTAATGGAGACGCCAAAGGCTTTGTCCACCCCTTGTAAAAGTCCAGTGGTCTCGGTATCAAGTGCGATAACCGGGTACTGGCTGAGATCTGGTAAATTGAACATGGTGAATACTCTTTGTTAAAGTGGAGTTCTTTGCTGGTGGTTTAAAACGGTATGTCTTCGTCTGTGTCAATTCCGTCATCTGATAAAGCTTTGGTTGGCTCGCCAGCTTTCTTTTGGAATGCTAGACTGAAAAATTTGCCGGATTTACCGTCTTTAATCCAGGCTGAAATGTCATATTCTTCACCGCCAATTTTACAGGACCCCCGGTGGTCGGGTTGGTTTGAGGCTTTTTTGTAAGTGTTGCGGAATAGTGAACCACTAAGTTCTCTTTGTTCAAACGCCATGATAGTCTCCAAATTGGCCCCCGGAGGGGCCATCAGTTTTAGTCAGCTGTGCGGCTAACGTCTGTGGTCCCAGCCGTGATAGCGGTATACACTACCTCAGCAGCCTTAAATACAGACTCAGAAACGTAGCCCATTTGCTTAACCGAAATGTTCCAAAATTCATCGCCATTGTTGTTGGTAGACTCGGCAGAAGCAATAGTGTAAGCTCTTTCGAAACGGTCACCCCCTGCCATGCGAATCATTGTGTTCAATTGGCGACTAACCTTCATCTTAGACCGAGACATTGAAATTACGGCTTCTTCAATTTTAGGGTTTTCAGACTCATGATCATCTACTAGCAAACCGAAATGTTGCCCGGTGTCGGTGATTTGGTGGATTTCCGGGTTAAGATCTTGGTCCGTCATTGCATTCTGGGCGTCTTGCTCAGAGGCAAATGCGCCAGCAAATCCACCTCCCTCTTTGCGGTCCTTCCAGATAACATACTCTTTTCGGAAGTACACTGGTACAAAAAGAAAGCTGGGGCCATAGAGCTGCTTGGTGACGGTATTAAAGAGCATACCCTCCTCGGCTCCTTCTATGTACTCTGCGTTCGTTTTTTTGCGCTGGGGGCTTAGAGCCTGGAGTACATCTACGCGTGGAATCGTGATATCATCGATGCCGACTCCTTCGGAGCCACGTCCGCTGCCAGTGTCCATGAATGCTGGACGTGCTACTTCACCACTATTGGTTTTAAGTTGTTTAGTGCTCATTTCTTAATCCTCGGTTCTATTTTGATTTAGTTATAGCGACATAGCTATAGGGTGAAAATGTAAAGATTTCTTCCGGGAGTTGCTCGCCTTCGCGAAATTGCTCCTTTAGGAAAGCTTTAAGGGTGGACGTGTGAACAAACTCTTTGATAAGATCTTCAAAGCCGTTTTCTCGCATCCATTGGTATGCTCCTTCTTGCTGACCACCTTTGATACTTGCGTATGCATCGGTTCTCATTGAAACCGTACCAATATTCGGCAACCGGGTAGACTCCATGCCAGCAGCTTCCATAGCTTCTGGTAATTGGACCTTCCGAATGTCATCGAATTCTTTCTGTAGCTCAGCCGTTGCCGACTTTGATGCTTCAAGCTTGGTTTTTACTATGACCATTTTTTCGGCCAGCGTTTTAATACTCATGATCTCTTCCTCTTAAAGTGCAAACAATTCGTAGTCGTGATTTCTTCGACTCCATTTTAAAATGTTGTTGGATACGTTACTGTTGTAGCGCAGAATGCTACCAAGAGCCATTCCTGAGATAACGTTTGGCATAGCGGACCCGGTGAGGGCTATATAGTCAATTCCGGGGCGGTACTCTTTCATGTTGCGCAAGATTTCCGCCATGATAGCCTGATTATACCCAGGCATAGATGGCTCAGGCCTATATTCGGTCTGGGTTAGGAAAACCACCTCACCATGCTTTACCAAAGATGAAAAATCCCACTTCGGGTCAAACTGCGTTACAAAGACTTGGGGGCCGCTTTGATTTTTAATGTCGTTCATTTTATTTCCTCTTTCTCTCTAGTGCACTATTATATCACATAGGCATATATATGTCAAGACCCGTTCTGGGCCTCGATGATTGAACTTTCTACATAATCAGCCACAGACTTTTTATTGCGAATGGCTGTGACGATGTCCCGGTCTATCTGGTGGTCCATCATAACATCAATGTAAGTGACAGACTTGGTTTGGCCTTTCCGGTGGGCTCGGTCCTCTGACTGCAAGCGGTCTTCTAGTGAAAAGCTGTTACTGAAGTATACCACATAAGAAGCTGCTGTCAAGGTGAGACCTATGCCACCCATAGTGGGGTTGGATAGGAAAAATCGTGTTGGTGACTCCAAGTCTTGGAACTCAGTAATCATGTCTTTTCGTTCGTTTGTACTGCAACCAGCAGAGTAATGAGCAACACACGGCCCAAAGACCGAATTTAAGTATTCTGCTATCATTTTTTGTTCCGGGACAAACCGGGCCCATATTATCACTTTTGATTTCAAATCCAAGTCCTTAATCAAATCTACCATAGCATCTAGTTTGGGATTTGGCCCTGGAATGGGGGTGATGCCGTGTGTCCCACCTTCCTCGTCATATGGGAACATGCCACCCACAATCTGCTGGTATCTGATCATTCGCTCAAGTATGGTTTCTACTTCTAGGTCCAGGCCGTCCAAGTGCGAGCCCATGACGAATTTATCTCCCACGTCTCTCAGAATTCTGGCCTGTTCCTTGCTGGGTTTAACGGTTATGGTCTCATAAACTTTAGGCGGCAGGTCCAATACGTCTTCCTTCTTTACAATATAGGTATGGGGTGCTACTAGGTCCATGACTTCATTTATGTTCTTATATCCTATAATCTTGCGCTGCTCAAATCCACCCATAGTACAATATCTGTTTTGGAATCCGTAATAAGATTTTTGACCAATGATGTCTTTATTTAGGAAAGCGAATTGGGCATATAAGTCCTGCATACCTTGGGTTATGGGCGTCCCGGTAAGAATAGCCTTGGCTTGGCAAGCTTCCCCTAGTTTGATGCACCTTTTGGTCCGGGTGGCTGAATGTGTTTTGATTCGGCTTGATTCGTCTATGATCATTGCGGTTTTATGGGCCACAACAAAGTCAATTGCGCTGCTATAAGCTCGGCCAGCAGATAAAGCTTCTACCCCTACTACCATAACTTTTAGGCCTGGGGCTTCGTTCATCCACTTTTCACATTTACTGGAGCCACCTGACTCTAACACATGGACTGAGTGCTCGATGGGGCAATGGGCCTCCATTTCATTTATCCACACAGGCTTGACCGAGGTGGGGCAAACCACCAACATGGCTTCAATATCTTTATTCATGAACATGGCAGCACCCCAATTCACTATCGCGAATGTTTTCCCGGTTCCCATTTCCATGAAAAGGGCAAAGTTCCTCTCACCCCACATCTTTTCAAGAGCCACGATTTGGTGGTCCATGGGTTTGTTCTTGAATTTATACCAGACGGGGAAAGGTACAATGACTTTGGTTTGGTCTAATATCTCCCTCAATTTGGACGCTGCAGTGGGGCAAATTTCCCTTGTGGCGTAACTTTTTAATACGTATTTTGCTGTAGCCCCGGTCAAAGGCAGCTGCCATACCCTGGCCTGGGGCTCCCACTTTCGAATGGGGGCTTCCTTCGCCCGGTGGTCAAACCGCTCACATTGGACTTCAATGTTCTGTTGGGTAAGTCTCACTTGAGTATTCATTTGATTCAGCCTCCTGTAATAGTATGTTAAGGCGTTGATTTTTGGTTTCACAGGCATCGGCTATTTCTTCCAACTGGACCATGGCTATATTGTAAAGGTCTTCCTTTTTAGACCAGCCTTTAATCTTCATCAGCTCCACGAAAGGCCAGAACCCATTAGTCCAGCTGTTGCAGCTGTCCATCAAATCGGCTTTCCTGTACATATCAATCATGTGTTTAATGTGATCTATTTCAATATCCAGGCATAGGGCCGTCATTCGTAGACGTTCAGCCCGGATAAATATGTCTTTAATTTGGTTCATTGTAGGTTCCATTTTAATGCCTCTGCTATAAGTTCTTTCCGTCTTTTGGCGATAGGCTCCCACAGACTTCTAGAATTGACACATGAAAACACTTTATAAGATGATAGGCCCATTAACAGTCCACATTCTTTATAGGAGCAATTCAGAGCTCTTAGCTCTACTAGAATTTTTATCCCACTGACAGTCCACCGGGTTCCATAAAATATTACTTCGCGTTTTCGTAATTTTGCGCAGCCAGAAAATTCTCTGGGGATTTTGGGTTTAAACATTAGACTCATTCTTTAATTCCTATTCGTCTTCGAATTCTTCGTCTTCATAAAGTTCAACGGCTGTGTTGTAGCCGTCCCAATCTTCAACTCCCACATATCGAAGATAGTCCAATAAATGACTGTCACTTTGGATACTCTTGAAATATGCAACATCTACCTCTACTGAGGGCTGGCCTTCAACTACATATGGTGATTTGCGGTCATAGATCATTTGAAGCTCCTATCGGTAGAAAATGTGATCGTTTATGGAAAGTACTTGAGTCATCGAGCTGGCCCAATACGGGTTGACGTAGGTAGCATGGTAATGAGTGGCTCCTTCACTAATGTCAGTAACTCTACCATAATATATATTCTGGGCTAAAATGGTGGCTTCCAGCATCGCCTTGCCATCATGGGGCGTATCTGACAACCCATCACAGAACCAACTATACTGGCATTTGTGTTTAATTGGGTTAACCGGGTCCCAAGACGAATATCTGGCTTGGTGGACAACATCACATACACTATCTGGGTAACGTTTGTCGTTTACCCGGTTGAGAGTGCTAAATCCAACTGCCATTTGGCCAGCCAGATTCTCGCCACGTGCCTCATGGTATATGTTCATAGCAAGGCAAAGTACAGAAGCTGCTATCATGGTAATTCCTCTTTATCGTTATCGTTATGGGACTTGACTGCCTGAAATCAATGTTTTCTGCAATCAATATTTTCTACTATGGTACTGGGACTGAGTCCAAGCTTTACTCGGTCCTTAAATTTAGTTTGCTCGTTAATGAAGGTGTGGCCATTTTCCAAAGCACACTGTACGGCATATTTAGGAGTTGCCTCACAGAATGACCTCACTGCAAGGGTCACTAGACTTCGTAACTCTTCGCGAGCTTCGTCCGGGTCCACCAGAAGCATGAGAGCAACATTATCTACTACTTCTCTTCCCATGACATCTACCATGTCTGCAGTGGTAATTTCCTGGTCCCCAATTATTATGATTCCTTCCATATCGATTTCTACCTGCATTATGCGCAGCCCGGCCAAAAATAACTCACTGCTTGCTAATTGCTCTTTGAGTATAATCATTACAACTTCCTCTTTATCGTAGGGCAAAATTGCCCCAGGCTTTATTATATCACGTCCCTGATGATAGGACAAGGACCTGTTTGAGACTGAAGCTCCTGCAAAGTTATGCCTAGCTCCTTGGCCACCTTTTGGTCTTCAATGGTGCTCTCAATAGCGCGTCTGCGCTTGGTGGCTTTGATTTGGGACTTGGTGTGAGTCCTTCGGATGCGCGTGGCTTGGCCACACGTAACCCAGAATAAAGGCGGCACTTCCATCGCTTAGTCCTCCCAACCCCATAAATCTAATTCAAGCTGGGTCATAATTGGACCCCTTGGCATCACCATCCATTCGGTGACCGGCTTTTTGCCGTTTTCAGCATCCCGTAACATTTCACTGTCTACCCAGTCGGTTCCGACTATCCCATTATAGTGGGTCAAAACGGTCTGCATAATTGCTGGCTGGCAATCCTTCCAAGCTATCCAATTACTCATAGTCCACCTCCACATAAATACCTTCCTTCATGAATTTATCTATGGCCTCTTCAGAGTGACCTAGATTTAAAAGCCTGGACCGGGAAGTCACGCCTTGCGACTCTACGTGAATCAAAAGGTCAGGCACATTCTCGACAAGCTCAAGCTCCTCAGTGTTCATTCGGTCTTTCATAGTCATACTTTAGGTCCTCCCCATATTTTAGCTGGTGGTGCTTCCATAATTAACTGCTTTAATTCGTGCGTGGACCTCCCGGTCATTTTCGAGATTTCTGAGATAGTCACGTCCGGGTTAAGCTCAAATAAGTCAACAATCTGCTCGTCACAAAAATTCAACATGGCGTTTTTCTCAAATGCCTCCTGACGTTCCAATAGTGCAACCTTAGTGCGAGCCACAATGATGTATGCCATAAACGAACCAATATTAAAGCCATGTAAATCCTGGCCCACGTCTAGGACATGATCAGCAACGGCCTTCCAACTCCGGGTGTCGTCCCAATGCTGAAGCGCGTATGGGACCAACTCGTCAGCTTCGTCTACCTTCAAAAATCTATATTCAGCCATGTCAAACTCCCGTGGGGGCTGGGCCCCGGTCATATGAAACGGAAATGCCATTCTTGGCGCAAAAGGTTATTGGGTCATCGAGCTGGCCCTTTAGAATATTAATGTAGTTAGAGTCCTTTAATACAACAAGAACCTCTGCCTCAGTATGGTTACTGATAGCAGCTAGATTAGATAGCGATAAATCGCTGTTGTTTAGGTGAATTTCAATAAGTTCGTAATTAGTCATGTCAAAATCCTCTGGGGGCCGTAGCCCCCCTCGTTATCGTTAGAAACCTGATTTTAAGTAACCTTGCAAACCAGCTACTGTAATTAGGCCAGACTTAACCCGTGAGCGAATCTTATTACCAGCATTCATGCGGATTGAGCCTGGATTAAGGTGCTCATACTTATGCCAATGATGAAAATCAGAGATAAGACCACCATTCTCCTCTAAACATACCCAATCGGCCATAGTACATACTTCCCTTGGAGACATTCCGGCTAGGAATACTGAAAGCTCATCACCAGTGTTCGATGATAGGCGACCAGTGTAGGCTACTGTGGGCTCGTAACGGGCGCGAGCTTTTCTTAGCTTCTCGGCCATGCGCTTGGGGTCAACGCCATCTTCCTCATCATCTTCGCCATCATTAAATGTCTCAGAATCAAAATCTTCGCGGTCAGCCTCCTGTGCGTCAAGGACGTCAAATGCGATTTCGGCACTGGTCTTAGCGCCTGATGTATCAGCAGGGCCGCTATAAACATTTTCACCTTTGCCAAAGGCAAACACTTCGACAGCCTCATTCAAGATGGCCTGGGCTTCATAATCATCGCCACGTGCGTCATCGTAACCATAATCAACCATAAATGCCTCAAGGCGAGTCATGGCTGAAGCGATGGTGCGAACTCGTGAACCCAACACCTCTTGGATGGCTTGGTCAGAAACCTCTTCAATCCAATCACGTAACTGGTCGCCAGCTGTGAATGTAACTGCTAGGGTGCGAATCTCAGATATTAATTCAGTGCGTAACTTCATGGTAATTCCTCTTTATCGTGGTTGGGGGAGCAAATCTCGCCCCATATACTATTATACCACATAAGAGGGTGTGGTGCAAATGTCCCTGGATGTTGCGTGTCTTAAGTCGAACCGTGACTGAAAATATATATTCTGGTCACGTTTAAAACATCTTTTGTAGATCTGGTCATCCTGCAAACCCTGTTCGTGCTCTGAGTCACGTTATAAACTTCTTTTGTGCGTTTGGTCATCCTGCAAACCCTGTTCGTGTTCTGAGTCACGTCTTAAACGTCTTTCGTAGATTTAGTCACCCTGCAAACCCTGTTCGTAGATTTGGTCACGTTTAAGACGTCTTTTGTGCTTTAAGTCATCTTGCAAACCCTTTTTGTGTTCTGGGTCACCTTGCAAACCCTTTTTGTGTTCTGGGTCACCTTGCATACGTCTTTTGTGCGTTTGGTCATGTCTTAAACGTCTTTTGTGCTCTGAGTCATCTGCTAAACCCTTTTTGTGCGTCCAGTCATCCGACAAACCCTTTTTGTGCGTCCAGTCATCCGACAAACCCCTTTCATGTTCTGAGTCACGCTGGTCCGGGCAGTCCGGTGTGCGGCCTGGGCAGGTGGACCGTCTACAAACCCCGGAAGACGCGGGATGGTCCCCTAGGGACTACTGGTCCATATTTTCTTTTTTTTTTTTAAAAATACCCCCCCCCCCCCCACCGTAATCGACGCTTTTTTCGCTGCCGATATTGGTGGTACTATTTCCCCCGGACCGGGTGTGGTCTCTCTTGGCCACAGCCCCCGTCTTCCGCGTATTGTAGGTGGTCCATCATATAGCTCTCCAAGTAGGACCGTCCTATCTCCCAGGCTTGGTCTGTGATTCAGAATTATGATAGGTTCTGCCTATTGTTGTCCACTGAAGCGTGGAACATTACCGTGAAACGCCTAACACATTGAAGCAAACATTTAACACATGATTCAGAGCAGTTGCATTTTAGCCACTCCTTATGTTATAATGTGCAAATGACAGCTTTAACTGAATATGACCTCAAATCCCAGGCGGCATTAAAGGCAAGAGAACTTAGGTTGGAGAGAGAATTATTAAATACCCCTGTAGCCATGGCTCAGAGAGTCCATTGTGCTCTTATTAAAGATTTGCAGTTAAATGCCCCTTGGCTTATTCCGCTCATAACCAGAAGGTAAAACTTGACAGACCCAGAACTTATTAAGCGCAACCAAGCCAACGGTTGGGATGACTTAACTGCCGTTCAAAAGGCTTTTGCATATTCATTCTTGGTTACTTATGACCATCGTAACGCAGCTGTTGAAGCTGGCCAGGACGCTTCCCAAGGTCTCAAAATGTTGAGACACCCTCTCACAGCAGCCTTTATAAACGCAGAACAGCAGCATCAAGCTTCAGTTGGATATATAACCAAAGAATACGTTATGGTTCAATACATGAATCTTATGCCCATGTTGATGGGAGAAGTTGCCGTCCCACTGGGCGCAGACAAAGACGGAGAACAGGTCACAGCTCGCAAATTTGATGCAGCTAACATGAAAGGCGTATTGAGCGAAATGTCCAAGTTTATTGAAGAATACTCCCCGGAACAGGACACCCCGGTCAATAACATTACATTTCATGTGGTTGAGGCCAAAACCCGTGAATCTTGATTTTACTGTGACCAACCCCCAATTGGATTTTCATAACCTTGCTTGCAAATATCCTGCCTTCATTGGTGGGTTTGGTTCAGGCAAAACCGAAGTCCTGGCCCAACGCGCAATTGCTGATAAACTTATGTGTCCCAAGGGGCCAGTTGCCTGTTATGAGCCCACTTATGATCTCGTTCGACTCATCCTGGCCCCACGGCTGGAGGAGAAGCTTGACGAATACAAGATTCAATACACTTATAACAAGTCCGAAAATATCATCTACACTAAAAAGTATGGTCAATTTATATTGAGGACTCTAGACAACCCGGCTCGCATAGTAGGCTATGAGTCCTTCAGAAGTCATGTGGACGAGATAGACACTTTAAGACACAAACACGCAGAAGCAGTATGGCAAAAAATAATTGCCCGTAACCGTTTTAAGGCAGAGGGCCTACCAAACCAAGTATCAGCATACACGACCCCGGAAGGATTCAACTTTGCCTACGACAGGTGGGAAAAGAACCCAGGCCCGGATTATAAATATATCCGAGTATCAACTCGTGCCAACCCATTTTTGCCAGATGATTATATTCAAGGTTTAATGGATAGTTATCCTCCCAATCTGGTTGAAGCATATATCGAAGGAAAGTTTGTTAACCTGACCACTGGCTCAGTTTATGATTCGTTTGACCGGGTTGAACATCACACTCCAGCTGAATGGGACCGAACATCGGCCGAGCCAGTACATATTGGTATGGACTTTAACGTGGGAAATATGTCTGCAGTTATTCATGTTATCCGGGTAGGCCAGGCTTTAGCAGTGGGTGAGATAACCAAAGTATTAGACACCCCGGCCATGATCAGAACTATTAAAGAAAGGTATGCCGGGTCGTCTATCATAATTTACCCGGACGCTAGTGGTAACAGCCGCAAATCAAACAACGCCAGCGAATCAGACATCTCTCTATTGAAGCAAGCAAATTTCAAAGTAGACGCGCCCAAGGCCAACCCTTTTGTTCGTGACCGGGTTATTTCCATGAATAGTGCGTTTGTATCTGGTAAATACTTAGTTAATGTTGAGCGATGTCCGGAATATTCATTGTGCTTGGAACAGCAAACATACACAGATAACGGAGACCCGGACAAGAGCTCCGGGCACGACCACTTGCCAGATTCTGGTGGGTACTTTATCCACAGGAAATATCCTGTGGTAAATAGAAAACCTCAAATAGCCAAAGTGGTGGGAATTTAAAATGGGCATAGAAAGCAAACACCCTCGTTACAAAGAAAAAGAAGTCCAATGGGCCAGATGCCGGGACGCCTATGATGGTGAAGACGCCATTAAGGAAAAGAGAACCGAATATCTTCCCAAACTATCAAAGCAAAGCGATGCTTCATATGCAGCATACATGAAGCGAGCGAGCTTTTATAACACTGTTAAAAGAACCGTTCACGGTTTAGCCGGGGCAGTGATGCGGATTGACCCCATTATTGAGGGCGTCCCGGAAGATTGGGAAATGGACATTACAACCACTGGTATGAGCATTAACGACTTCATATATTACATGTTGACCGAGCAACTATTGACTGGTCGTCAAGGTGTGTTGGTGGAGCATGATGGGTCCAGGCCTTATTTAGTGGGTTATCCGACTGAGCAAATGACAAACTGGCTCGATGATAGAAATGTTCTGATGGAGCAGTATCGAAAAATCGACCCCAACGATATGTATGATTCAACATACGAGACCCAGTATCGGGAGTTATTGGTTGAGGAAAGTGTGTATACAGTGAGGATTTGGCGCAAATCAAAAGGCGAATGGAATGTTTACGATGAAATATTCCCTAGCAACCGGGGGAGAGGCCTGGAGTCTATACCCTTTGTACCCCTATCCGTTGACGGGTTCCACATGAATCCAAAATCGCCTCCTTTGCTTAACTTGGCAGACATGAATCTATCTCACTATCGCACATCTGCAGACCTTGAGCATGGTCGGCATTTTACGGCATTGCCAACACCCTATGTAACCGGGGTTGATGCAGAGTCCGAACTATCTATAGGCGCAGAGTCGGCCTGGGTTTTGCCGGATTCCTCTTCCAAGGCCGGGTATCTTGAATTTAGCGGCAACGGTTTAGCGGCACTGGACACAGCGATGGAGCAGAAACGGTCTATGATGGCGAGTCTAGGGGCACAACTCCTAGAGGGCCAGAAAAATGGCGTTGAGGCTACTGAAACCGTAAAGCTTCGCCAGAATTCCGAGGCGTCCGTCTTGATGCGAGCTGTGAAGACAGTGGAAGAAGGTTTGAATAAATCTTTGGCTATTATGTCGGAATGGTCCGGTACGCCCGAAATGAAAATCAGACTGAATACCGATTTTGCAGACAGCGTGATTGGTTCTCAGGAAATGGTATCTCTTATGGGATTATGGCAATCTGGTGCTATCAGCCACGAGTCTTTATTGTACAATATGAAGCGCGGTGAGATTCTACCCCCTGACATCAGCGTTGAGGAAGAGAGAGACCGTATAGACGTCCAAACGGGTTTACCTGATATGGTAACAGACGAGGCCTAATCATGGCAACTGTCAACGATAAAGTATTGGACGCAATAACGGGGCACTCAGTTGATTTGACGCGTTTGGAGGCATCTCTGCAAGCAGACGTATTGAAGGAGCTTAAGGTGCTTGAAAAAGACCTTATTAAAAAGCTCAAGAATGCTAACCTTGAAGCCAACTCTATTCCGCTCAAGCGCAAACGAATGCAAGCTCTATTAGCGCAAACCAAGAAGACTATCAAAGAGGCTTATGTCAAGATAGACGCAAAAGAAGCCACCAACATGGCTAGCGTGGCCGGGATTGCTGAAACCCAAGCGGTGGCAGCTATAAACGGGTCTATTAAAGCAAAAGTCCTGAGTGTTGGAATGTCAGACCAGATGTTGGGGTCCATTGCTTCAAATACCCTTATACAAGGTGCTCCTAGCCGGGAATGGTGGAGTGGCCAAGCAACCTCTCTTCAGAGCGGATTTAAGAATATCATACGGCAATCTATGCTAGCAGGTGAAACCACCAGCAACATAGTAAACTTAGTGAGAGGGACCGAGGCCCTCAGGTTTAAAGATGGCCTGATGCAAACTGCTAGAAATAAAGCAGAAGCTCTTGTTAGAACGTCCGTCCAAGTGGTGGCCAACGAAGCCAGGATTGGGACATATGAAAGCAACCGTGACGTGGTAAAATATATTGAGTGGGTATCAACCCTGGACTCTAGGACTAGCTCTACCTGCCAAGTATTGGACGGCAAAAAGTGGGCTGTGGGTACGTTCAAGCCTATAGGCCCCAATAGTCAGAATTTTCCCGGTCCCACAGCTCATTGGAATTGCCGCTCAACCCAAGTCCCAGTTCTAAAATCTTGGAAAGAGCTTGGCTCCAAGCGCAAATTTGATGAAATACCAGCTTCCACCCGGTCTAGCATGGACGGTCAAGTAAGCTCGAAAATAAGTTACGAAGATTGGCTTAAATCCAAGGGCCAGGAATTCCAAAAGGAAGTCCTGGGGCCGGGAAAATTCGAACTTTGGAAAGCCGGGAAAATTGGATTTAAAGATCTGACCAACTCAGCTGGAAACCCCCTCACTGTTAGCCAACTCCAATTGAAGTATGATGATAAGCCCAAGCCCAAAAAGCCAGCCAAAATTAAAATATTAAATGAAAAAGGTACAACGGCTAGTAATGCAGGAATTCCCGAATATATTGAACTGATAAGTAAAGTCCAAGGTGCATCCGGCCGTGTATCTTTAGAAAATGAGTTATTAACTAGAAGTATGATTCAAGCGACATCTAGGTACACTGGTGGCACTTATAAAGACATTAACGACCACCTCAGGCATGGGCAAAGTTTACGTGAGTTTGATTTGGGGGGCATTAAAAGCATGGACGATATGTTTGCAGTTCTTCCCCGCACACAAAGACCCATGAAGCTATTCAGGTCCAGGCAGTCCGATAAAATGCATAAAATAGGCGATGTTTTAACGGATAAGGGTTTTGGCTCAACTTCTACTAATGCCACGAACGACACATTTGGATTGTATGATTATGAAATTACCATCCCCACGGGGTCCAACGTTGGCTTTATTGCGAGCTCGTCCCAATTCAAGGGGGAATTAGAGGTTTTATTGAACAGGGGGTACAGGATGACTGTAACCAAGATTACCAAGAATGGTAGGGGCTCACTGGGTAAGACGTACCACACAACATTAGAACTAGAATAGTATTTTATCGGCCCCGGTGGGGCACAACTAAAGAACCGGAGGTTCAAAATGGCTTTACAAGCTACAGTAACAGAAATAGATAGTGTGCCTGAGGCACTTCGTTCAGCTTATGTCGAAAAAGACGGTGCGTTCCATTTAGATGTGGATGGCATGGTAGACAAATCAAAACTGGATGATTTTCGCTCCAACAACGTTAAATTGCTGAAGGACATTGAGACCCTCCAAGGCAAATATAAAGACGTGGACGTGGACCAATATGCCGCTTTCATTAAAGCTCAAACTGACGGCAGTGACCAGAAATTACTTGATGAAGGCAAAGTCGAAGAATTGCTAGAAGAGCGCACCAAAAGAATGAGGGAAGCTCACAACAGTGAAATTGAAAAGGTCCAGGGCGAAAACGACACCCACAGACGGCAACTTGAGGGTTTGATGATAGATGCCTCTGTCCGTGATAGCGCAACCAAGCAGGGTGTGGCTTCCACAGCAATGGATGACGTGATACTTAGGGCCAAGACAGTCTTTCAATTGAAAAACGGCCAAGCCACACCCTTTGATGTAAATGGGGACGTAATTTACGGGTCTGGAACTTCGGACCCCATGTCTGTGGACCAGTGGGTAAAAGGTTTAACAGGCTCAGCACCCCACCTATTCACCCCTTCAAGGGGAGCAGGTGGAAATCACGACAACCGAGGGGGCAGTGGTGGAAACCAAGTAACTAGAGCGGAATTTGACTCTATGGACCAATACTCTCGGTCAGACTTCGCCAAAAAAGGCGGAAAAGTGGTTGACTAGCAATGCCGTTTTATGTTATAATGTTCGTAACAGTAGCGGAGTTACTGACCCCTTAAAGATTCCAGTGGAATCTAAGACTATAGAACGAGGGCGCTACTGTCCTCGAAATTTAAACTTTTGAGGAATTATCCCCATGGCCAACGTCCTAACAGACCTAGCAGCCGACATCTATAAAGCAGCCGATACAGTCGGCCGTGAGCTAGTCGGTTTCATCCCAGCAGCAACCATCAACGCAGACAGCTCAGAGCGAGTTGCTAAAAATGGCGTTATTCGTGCTGCTTACACTCGTGCAGCTACTGCTGGCGACATCACAGAAGCAATGACTATTCCGGAAGGAACAGATCAAACTGTCGATAACAAGACCATGACAATCGGCAAAGCTCGCTCTGTCCAGATTCCATGGACTGGTGAAGACATGAAGCATGTTGGCAATGGTGCTGGCTTTGAAACCGTTTATGGTGATCAAGTGGCCCAGGCCATGCGCACATTGACAAACGAAATGGAAACAGACCTAGGCGTCGCAGCCTATCAGGGCGCATCTCGTGCCATTGGTACTGCTGGCACTACCCCGTTCGCTTCCAACTTCAATCTTGTAGCATCTGCCCGTCAAATCATCGCTGATAACGGTGGCGTAACTAACGATGGCCGTTTAAGTCTTGTTATGAACAGCTCAGCTGGCACTTTAATGCGCAACTTAGCAAGCTTGAACCAAGTTAACACATCTGGTGGTGACACTTTATTGCGTCAAGGAGTGTTATTGGACCTTCAAGGCGTTTCAATGCGTGAGTCAGGTCAGGTAACGTCCCACACCAAAGGTGGTGGTACTAGCTATCTAGTGAATAACGCTGCAACTGAAGCAGCAGGCCAGACAGTAATTACCCTTGATACAGGCTCTGGCACTGTAATTGCTGGCGACTGCGTGACTTTTGCTGGTGATACAAACATCTACGTGGTTCAAACTGCCCTTGCTGGTGGTGATGTTGTATTGAATGCTCCAGGCTTAATCTCAGCAGCAGCTAATAACGCAGCAATGACAGTTGGTAATAATTTTGCCGCCAACGTGATGTTCCATCAGTCCGCTCTTGAACTAGCAGTTCGCGCCCCAGCAGTACCCGGTGGTGACGATGCGGCCATTGATGCTATGATGGTGCAGGACCCACATTCCGGCCTCGTTTTTGAGGTTCGCGTTTACAAAGGTTATCGTAAGCAGATGATTGAAGTAGCCGCTACTTGGGGTGTTAAAGCCTGGAAGTCGGAAAATATGGCAATTCTCCTAGGGTAAGTCCCCTTGACCGGGGTCCAACTTAGGCTCCCGGTCCTTTTAATCCCCTAATAGGAGTTAATATGGAAGATTCAAAGAAAACTGCTACTAAAAAGGCAAACCCCCAAACAACCAAAATGGAGCGTGACGGTAATACCGCAGACGTCCATAAAGACGAAGTTGCTAATTATATTAAAAGTGGTTGGGTGGCTAAGTAATATGGCTATTACCGCTACGATAGGTGGGGCAACATCCGACAGCTACTCTACTGTGGCGGATGCCGATTCATACCATGCCGACCATTTATATCACGCAACATGGACCGCAGCCTCAACGGACAGTAAAGAGCGCAGCCTTAAAATGGCTACCCGGCTGTTGGATGAACGCATTACATGGGTTGGCTCCAAGAACACAGACGCACAATACTTGAGATGGCCCAGAAGTTCAGTTACTAACATAGACGGGTATTCGGTTCCGGTCACTGTCATCCCTGCTCCCATTAAGAATGCCGTGGCAGAACTGGCCAGACATCTTACAGTGTCTGATTTAACGGCTCAGGCCCAAGGTAAAGGAATTGCTAGCCTAGATGCCGGGTCCGTTTCTCTGACGTTCAGTAAAACAGACACAGCTGACGTTTTGCCCACCATAGTCCAAGAGATGCTCCGGGGCTGGGGCACTATTCATGCTAGAGCTAAATTTGGTTCGGCAACAGTGGTGAGAACATAAATGAGTCTTAGAGCAGCCATTGCGTCTGCTGTTTCCGGGGCAATTTTGGCCACGGGCGACATTGCAGAAACCATAACTTACACTGCGAAATCAACGGCTACCTATAATGTGGCTAATGGCACTTTATCTAAGACCGACACTACATATAGTATTAAAGCCATCGTAGCTCCCTTTGGGGCTGGCGGCTTGGGCAATCCCACACATATTGAACCAGAGCATACTGGGGCTTTGTCGGTACTGTTTGCTAGTGCTGATCTTACAGTCACGCCAGACAGCTCTGACACTATTACTAGGGGTGGTGCAGTGCATAAAATCACCCAGATAATATTTGACCCGGCAGGTTCTACACATAGATTAATAGTGGAGCGTCTAGGGTGAGCTTCAAACTGGACATCAGAGAATTTGCGGAAGCCACTGGGCTGGAGCTGGAGCTCGTGACCCGGAAGATTGCCCTAGACGCTTATGCTAGAGTTACCGTTAAGACTCCTGTTGACACCGGACGAGCTAGAGGCAACTGGAATGTAGGTGCAGGAAGACCAGATTTAAGCACTACAAAAACAGGCGAATCCCCACCACCCTCTTTGAAAAAAGGTGATGGTGAAGCAGCAATATACATAACCAACAATCTAGACTATGTATTTGAATTAGAAAATGGCAGCAGTAAACAATCACCTGAAGGAATGGTGGCTGTTTCAATGCTGGAATTAGAGGCAGGGATTAAAAATGTCCTTCGCTAGTGAAAGAACGAGCATAGAATCCAGGCTAAATGCCAACTGGACCACCACTACCATTGACTGGGAGAATGTGGACTTTAACACTCCTAACAACACCCCTTGGGTTCGGTTATCTATCTTGAATGGAGAATCGGGTTATAGGGCTATGGAATCTAAAAAGATACATTTAGGCATTATAGCTGTTCAATTATTCACCCCCATTAACACAGGGACAGCTATTGCGAGGGGCTATGTGGATACCCTAGCCGCCATTTTTGATGACCAATCATTTGATGATGTGCGTTGCGGAGTGGCTTCTATTGCCAGTGTGGGAAATTCAGACATCTGGTATCAAATTAACATTACTATTCCTTATAGGAGGGACGCATAAAATGAGCACTTTACTTTACCCACCCACTGGGGGAGAGCCTGTCTTGGCTCATGATACTCAAGTGGATAGAATGAAAAGCAAGGGTTGGTTAGAAACGAACCCCAAAAATGGCAATTTAGCCAAACCAACCCCAACCAAAAAGGTGAACAAAGATGGCGAATCATAAAGGCAGTGAAGGTGTAGTAAAGATAGGCTCAGCAACAGTCGCAGAGGTGAAGGACTGGTCATTTGATGAAACAGCCGATACTACTGAAGACACGATTATGGGTGATTCGGCTCGTACCCGTAAAACCACTTTGACTTCGGCATCAGGCTCAGTAAATGCTTTCTGGGATGAGACCGATACTGCCGGACAGGTAGCAATGTCTGCTGGCAGTGAAGTCGCATTGAAGCTGTATCCAGAGGGAGCTGCTTCTGGTGATACTTTTTATTCCGTATCAGCTCTCATCACCAGTGTTTCACGCAGTGCCACATTTGACGGCATGGTAGAAGCAAGTTTTAGCTTTGAATCTAATGGTGCTGTTTCTGTAGCGACAGTATAATGAGCATACTTGAAAATGCCAGGGCTCATTTTGAGTCCAAAGGCATCCGCCAAATTGAAATTTCTGAGTGGGACACAACGATACACTGTTCCCCCTTTACCATGAATGAAAAGCGCAAGCTTTTAAAAGTGGCAAAGAATGACGATTTGGAATTTTTAGTAAGAGCGTTGATCATGAAAGCTAAAGACGCACAGGGCGAACCATTGTTTGACCTGTCCGATAAAGTAGCCCTAATGAACAGCGTTGACCCGGACGTGATCACCCGTGTGGTTACTGAGATTACCACCTCTGATTCCGTTGAGGATATGGAGGGAAACTAAAGGCCGACCCTGAGCTCATGGGGCTTTATGCATTAGGTGATCGGCTGAGAATACCCATACACGAACTGGCAGATATGTCAGTAGAAGAGTTTAACGGCTGGGTGGCCTATTATAGGATGAAAGAAGATGGCGGTAAATAGGCTAGCAGTATTGGGAATTACGGTTGACCCCACAAGGGCAATTGCAGGTTCTCGCAGGGCAACTGCCGCCATTGCAGGGGTGGGCCGGGCAGCATCTAGCGTTAAAAACCGGATTTTCAGTCTGCAAGGGGCTTTAGTGGCTCTTGGCGGAGGATTGGTAATCAGGAGCTTCTTGCAAACCGCTTCCTCTATGGAAAATCTGAAAATCCAGCTTAAAACTGTGACGGGGTCTGCCAATGATGCAGATAAAGCTTTCTCCAGGCTTACGGATTTCACAACCCGTACTCCCTATGAGATAGACCAAGTAGTATCAGCGTTTACCAAGCTAAAAGCATTTGGCCTGGACCCAAGCGAAGAGGCTATGACGGCTTTTGGCAACACTGCTGCAGCCATGGGCAAAGACCTCAACCAGATGATTGAAGCGGTGGCAGACGCAGCTACCGGGGAATTTGAGCGTCTAAAAGAATTTGGTATCAAATCCAAGCAGCAGGGCGACCAAGTGTCGTTCACATTCCAAGGCGTCACAACTACAGTAAAGAAAGAATCCAAGGCTATCCAAGGCTATTTGATGGACATAGGCAACAACCAATTTGGTGGTGCTATGTCAGATCAAATGGACACCATGTCCGGGGCCCTATCCAATTTCCGAGGAAGCTTCACACTTTTTCAAGATGAATTGATGGATAATGGACCATTTGCTATTTTTAAGGGTCTAGTCAATTCCGCAAGTGAAATTTTGTTTGGCACCAAGGGGTCTTTGTCAAGTAATGCGGCCGCAGCGGGTCAATCAATCACTTCATTTATTCAGCGGGCCACTATAGGTGTGGCTAGATTTACTGATGATATGAAAATCTATATTGATACTATATGGGTCTCTGTTAGTAGTTTGTGGGGTGAGTTTTTAAAATTACCTTCAGAAGTACAATCGATTGGTATTGTAGGAGTCATGCTTGGTGGCTTTTATTTAAGGTCGTTTATAGTTGGGTTATTAGCCAGTATAAATACTGTTAAAGAATTTCTAGGCATGAGTACCATTGATAACGCCATGTTAACCAACTTAGAGTTAATGAATGCTGAAATTGATAGGCTGAATCTAAAATTAGGTGGTCTTAATGCTGCCAACCTTGGTGGAAGTGAATTAGCGGATAAGCTATCAAAGCAAGCTCAAGTTCTTATGGATGCAAGAGCAGCCTTAGAAGGAACAACCATGGGTGGGGTGGACAACCTTTCACCAATGGGCATCCCTAGCGCTATTCCAATTACTAGCGGGATGGGCGCAAATGAAAAGGCAGTTATTAACTTTTTTAACCTACAAACTTCATTGCAGGCAGAATTAAATGAGACTGAGGCAGAAGCTGCCGTTGAAAAAGTCAAAATAACATCTGCCAGTATGGGTGAAATTTCAGCTCTACATAGAAAAAATCAAGAGGAAATGTCACACACTACCGCAGTATTTGAGGAAAGAAACGCAGGGCTTCACGCCGCTGCTATGGCTAGAAAAAGCGAAGCATTTAACCAATTCAAATCATCCTTTAATGAAGGGTGGGCTGAAATGGAAGCTCAATCTATGCCAGTTCTAGATCGAATGGCGGACAAGCTTTTAACCATATTTGGTCCCGGTGGCACATTTTCACAGGGTATTGGTGACGCAACTGCCAACATGATAATATTTGGTAAATCTGGTGCAGATGCCATGAAAGAATTGGGCCAGACCATCATAGGGCAGGTAATCTCAGCTTTGGTTGCAATGGGCGTTCAAACGGCAGTTAACTTTGCTAAAGAGCGCATATTTGGGGCAGCATCAACGGCAGCAGCAGGAACACAGGCTGCTTTTATTGCCGCAGCTTATGCACCAGCTGCTGCCGCAGTATCATTGGCTACGTTTGGGTCCAACGCAGTTGCAGCTAATGTTGGTATGGCCTCCTCATTTGCTCTGGCCAAAGGATTATCCCTAGCCGGGGCCCGTGAATTAGGGGGACCTGTCCAGAGGTCCGGAACTTATTTGGTGGGAGAGCGTGGGCCCGAATTATTTACCCCAGGTCAATCTGGCAACATAACGTCTAATAAAAATATGGGCGCAGGCAATACGGCAAACGTAACTTTTAACATCAATGCCATAGACACATCAGACGCTACTAGACTTATAGTATCCCAACGTGGTACAATAGTAGGTGTGATAAACCAGGCTCTCAATGAGCGCGGAAGGGCAGCTTTAGTATGACATATCCTGTAAGTCCTAAATTTTCGTCTATTTCTATCTCAAGTATTGACCCTACTCTTTACTCCCAAGCGGTAAATGGTCGTATTCAGAGCAGAAAAATTGCTGGTCAGCAATGGGGCTTTAGCGCATCATATCCACCTATGACAAGGAGTGAATTTCAGCCAGTAAGTGCATATATTGACTCTTTGCGTGGTCGCCATACAGTTTTTACTATAGTGCCCACAGAAATTTCTTCATCTAGTGCAACTGTTAGTGGAACTGTAACCTGTACAGCAGCAGTAGTAGGGCTTTCAGTGGTCCCAACTACAGGTCTGACAGGCACATTAAAGGCCGGAGACTTTATAAAGTTTAGTGGTCATAATAAAATATATAAGCTGACTGCTGATAGGGCTGGCAATGGTAATCTTGCTATTGTTCCACCTTTAATAACAGCAGTAACTACTGATACCGTGACCTATAATGATGTGCCTTTCACCGTAAGGCTTGCCAATGACGTCCAGGAATATTCTATTGGAACGGATATGCTTCATAAATTTGAAGTGGACTTTATAGAGGCTTTATCGTGAGTAGGGAAATTCATGCTGATGTAATAACTGAGCTTGCAAAAGACAGCTTTCAAATGGCTCATTTGATATTGATAGATTTTGAAACACCTATTTATATCACTGAGTGCATATCTGACATCATATTTGATGGTAATACATATGCCTCAAGCGGAGCCTTACAGGGCATATCAGCAGTAACTGAAACAACAGAAGTTCAAGTTGGAGCAGTTAGCCTAACTCTGTCTGGTGTCAGTCAAGAATATATCAGCATCCTTTTGAATAATGCTTATATAGACAAGCAAGTAACAATAAGCCGAGTATTAATGGACCCATACCTTCAAATTATAGGCACTCCTATATTAATGTATGATGGTCGAATTACAAATTTTGCAATCAACGACACAATGGAAACTAGCAACGTGACCATTACAGCCGCATCTCATTGGTCAGACTTTAATAAAAAGTCAGGGCGAAGGACAAACCACAACAGCCAACAGATATTCTTTAATGGCGATAAGGGCTTTGAGTTTGCACCCAAAATCATGCGTGATTTAAAATGGGGTAAAGCCTAATGATATTCGGCTGGATAAAAAGGAATATTGTTGACCCTATTTTAGACATAGGCCAAGTAATCATTGATGTTGTTGTTGATGCTATCAGTGATGTTGTCTCTTGGTTCATAGACATTCCTGATATGGAGGTTGTTGAGCAAGAATATAGGGGTGTTTTGCTTAACAAGCAATCCAACATCTCTTCAATTCCTGTAGTATATGGACAAAGAAAAATAGGTGGAACAAGAATATTTATTTCTACATCTGGAACAGATAATAAATAT